ATCGTCTGTGCGCTTTACCATAATCATGCCCGGTACCGAGCCAAGGTCGTGCGTAACAGTGCGGTTAGACCCATTCCCAGTCCACGTCACAACATCAAAGAATTTAGGAGCCTTGCGGAATGTCCATGAGGCGTAGAGGGCTGAAGATATATTATAAACACCGCTAGCTATATTAAACCCTGAAGACGTAACGCCGGGAAATTCCGCATCAAAATTTCTGGCATTTGAGGTACTGTTTGTGTTCAATACCTTAGAAACACCGTCATTGTCGATCCTAGCGGTGTCAAATAAACTATGATCCCCGGTTACACCCCTGCTCTTTATCCAAACCAACCCGCCTTCACCATCAAGGTCAATCCCGTTGTTGATCGTCTGGGTGGAGCCGTTGCCCGTATAAAGATATGTACTAAACACATCTTCAACATACAGCTTATCCCCGCCAGCACCAGCGGCGGCCTGCACTACGTCTCTTACTGCCATTACGCCATCCCCAATCCGAGGACAAAACCACGCCACGTAGTCCCGCCGTCTGTTGTAAAGAATGCCAGTGTGTCAACGCCTGCGGCTGTCAAAGTGGGAGGTGTTGCCGCCGCCCATGTCACGCCTGAGAAGAACGTCAAAGCCGCAGAGCCACCGTTGGTCACCTCAAGCACAAAAGCGCTTACAGAGCCACTAGAGGCTACGTTGCTAATTGTTAATGTTTGTGCGCCAGATAGGGTGTAGGTGAAGTAGTTGCCAGCAGACAGGTCGATGTTGTGAGCACCCATTGCCACCTTGGTTTCTTTCAAGGCAGTCATTGTTTGTGCGGCAGTGAACGTCTGCGCTACATCTAGTTTTGCAGTGTCAGCATCGTAGGCTTGTACTGTTGAGCCAATTGCAGACGTAGGTAGGACACCAGTTAGTGTATTGTCTGCGTATGTAATAACCTTATTAGTGAACGTCTGCGCTCCTGATAAAGTAACCTCACCAGTCTCAAAGTAAGCCAGACTAGTCCAAGCAGTAGCGCCATCACCACGCTTCATCCTATTGGTATCAGTCTCGACACCAAATTCATTCTGAGCAAGGATAGGATTTGCTGAAGTCCATGCAGCAGCAGTGCCACCACGTAATTGAATAATACTAGCCATTAAGGATTACCTCCGTTGTAATTTTGTGCAGTTAAATAAACAGAATCTGGAGCACCGCCATCAAGATTTGTTTTGAATAAAGAATCAGCTTCTGCTTTAGTATATGTATTTGCAACACTAAAAGCACCGTAAGCAACAATGTCAACAATGTCGCCTGCTGTAGCGCCAACAGTCAGCACAATGTTAACACCGCTAGAGGCTGTGAAGTCTGTACCAGCAACTTGTTTAACACCGTTCAAATAGACATCTACAAAGCCTACATCATATGTAAGATCAAAAGTGGTCTGTGAAGCTGTAGCTGTGTAGACAAAGCGTTCAGCAGTGCCATTAACAGCAGAGCCAGCATCAGCCCACAATGTGCCTGTGTACACCTTCATCTTCTCGGACGTGGTGTCGAAATAGAGAGCGCCTGTTAGCAGAGCGTTGCCGTCATTGTCCAGCGTAGGAGATGAACTTTTAGCTCCAAGATAACGATCATCAAAGCTGTCATAACTGGCTTCAGCAGCAGCGGCTGAGGCAGCGGCAGCATCAGCACTGTCAGCAGCATCTGCTGTGTCACCAAACAATGTATCGGTGTAGGCTTTAGTGACAGCGTCTGTACCAGTAGTAGGTGTACCCAACCCTGTAATCTTGTTGCTACTCATAGCAATGGCACCTGTCATCGTGCCACCAGTTAAGCTAAGCTTACCAGCCAACTGAGTTGTAACGGTTGTTGCAAAGTTTGGATCATCACCAAGAGCAGCAGCAAGCTCATTCAATGTATCAAGAGTGCCCGGTGCAGCATCAATCAAAGCATTGACGGTTGTGTCAACATAGCCCTTCGTTGCAGCATCAGTGTTCAACACAGGGGACGCAACGTTAGCAATGACAGTGTTGGTCACATCAATGGTGCCATTAACTGTAACGTTGTTGAAGGTGGAGCCACCGCTAGAAGCTGTGACATTACCTGTTAGGTTGCCTGTGACATTACCTGTAACATTGCCTACAAAGCCTGTGTTGGCTGTGACAGTTGTACCAGTGATGGCAACAGGTGTAGAACCACCAATAACTGTGTTGTTGATGACACCGCCTGTGGCATTGATGTTAGCAAGTGTAGCTTGTCCTGTAACAGCTAGAGTGCCACCGATGTTGGTGTTACCTGTAACAATGGCGTTCTCGTCCACCTGCAAACTGTCTACGTTGGCTGTGCCATCAATGAACAAGTCTTTCCATTCCAATGCTGCACTGCCTAAGTCGAAAGCATTGTCATTGTTAGGAATGAGGCCAGTGGTGATACGAGCAGCAACAGAAACTGTGTCGCTGGTAGCATCACCAACAGCAACGTTGCCATTCAAGGAAGTGTTACCAGTGACCGCAAGAGTGCCGCCTATGGCAGCGTTGCCTGTAGCGGTTAGTGCAGTAACAGTGGCAGCAACAGGAGTGGTAGCACCAATGACAGTGTTATCAATTGTACCTGCGTTGATGTCAGCAGTGTCAGCAACAAGGCTGTCGATGTTAGCTGTACCATCAATGTATAAGTCTTTAAACTCTAAGGAGGCTGTGCCTAAGTCTAGGTCATTGTCTGTGACAGGAACAATGGCACCGTCTTGAAAGCGCAGTTGCTCAGTAGATGTGCCACCCACTTCAACAAACACACCGTGGCGGTTGTTAGTAGTGTCTACAGCAATTTTGTTCTTACCATCGAAGTCAGCTACGACAGGAACAAAGTGTCCTTCAGCAGCAGTTCCATCATGCTTGTGACCTGTAGCGTGTACGAATGCATCACGAAGAGCGTTCAGTTCATTATTTATTGGTGCTGCACGTACAACAGCGGTTGGTACGATGTCAGCAGCAGATTGTCTTACATATCCAGCCAAGGTTATCTCCTATCATTAGTTGCGTAGTTCAGGACTAAGCCCTGAATAGAATGACTAGCATTGGTATCGTTAGTCACGTATTTGAAAGCGATGGAAAAACCTGAACCAGAAATAGCCGTTTTCTCTACTGGTGAAGGATTACCATTATAAATAGCATTAGCATCATATACAGCCTCGTTATAATAAGCTGCTGCACCTTCTGTTGTTATATCATAGTTAGAAGGATTAAACACATTAACTGAGTCATCAAAGTCGTATGAAGCTGCTAAAGCAATTGTGCTAGCGCCTTCACTACGTAGGAAGGTGGTGACGTTGTAGAAATTCTTACGAACGGTAGGGTCTTCAAAGTAGAAGTAGGGAGTTTGATAGACAGATAATATTTCATCTCCATCAAATGATGTTCCACTTTCTTGTAAATGAACCTTACCTGTAGCATCACCATGTAGAACAATCTCGTTAGTACCTACGTATCCACTAGCAGCGCATGTTGCTGGAATACCAAATATCTGACTAAACTCAAAACCAATAGAGCCACCGTTTTCTCTAAGGCCACCTAAGATGCCAAAGCTTCCCTCATTAGGAATGAAGAAACGAAACTGTGATTTCTTACGAACAACAACACTGCTTAAGGTTTCAACATCAATGTCTTCAGCAATAAGTTCTTGTAAGATGGCATTAATTGTAAATTGAATACTCTTAGAAACTGTTTCAAGCTGCACATCGCCTATGTTAGATGTACCTGCTATAGGTCTAAAACCATCTGGCCCAAGAAACAATAAGTTACCACCTATCTCAATAACACTATCAGGAACAACACAACCTAAATTAGTAGTCACTTCAGAAACATTAAAGTCTGCAATGTTTGTGCCTGTTAGACTTTTGATAGAACTCTTACCAAATATGTATAATACATTTCGGAATTGCTTAACTTGTACAATATCAAAGCCTACGTTAATTACACCAGCTCCGTTAGCTGGATTATAGTCTAAGTCATTTAGTGGAGAAGAGAAGTAGAGGTTAGAAGGCTCTGAAGGATCACCAGCTAAGAAGATGTGACTATTGTAGGCAGCAGCATACTTAGGAGCAGATGGAGCATTAGCATGTGTTACTTGTGTGTAAGTTGTACCATCATATACAGCAGCAGGATTGATACCATCAGTTAGTAATATCTTATCACCAAACCAGTTATACTTAATAAATCTTACCTTCTTAACACCTACCATTGTCACATCAACAGGAGTGGTAATAGCTGTCCAAGATGATGTTGAGTTTACCCACTTGTGAAAGTAAGCTGTACCAGATTCAGGCGCTGCTTTACGACAGGCAAACACACCATCGTTAATGAACTCAACCACCATCACACCAAGCACAGAGCCAGCGCCCGGTACAGTGCCATAGTCGTTGGAGTAGCCGCTAAGACGGCGATAGCCACCACTAGTGGAGGGCTCATAATTGATTAAAGAATAAGCAGCACCGGGCTCAATTTCACCCTGTGTTAACACATCCTTGTTTGTATTAAGGCCACCAATAGAAACAACCTTAAAAGAATTTATACGATCTGCCATCTTATATAACTCTGATATTCAAAGTTGATGAAGAATTTGTCAAGGCTGTTGATACGACACTCAATGGTTCATCCATTAGAAGTCTTCTCATCTTCTTAATACCTTCTTCAAACGTTGCCTTGTGCATGGTTGCACTTTGTTCATTGGAACGATACAACATCATGTACACCATAGCGCCGTCAATGATGACGCTAGAGAATCTATCTGGAATAATACTTACATCATCGAAAGCTACCAAGTCAGATGGAAAACTCCAGTACTTGTATTCGATTTCATATTCCTCATTAGGAATAGGTGTGACACCAAACTTAAACTCTTGAGTTTGAAACACAGCAGATGGAGGTGAGTAGCCACCGACACCAGCATTGTCATCTCTGGCACGATGTGTCATGAGATAGTTGGAGTAGCTGATCGAAGGAAGTCTAAGAGCAGATACGCTATTATTAAAGTTCTTTAAGTAAAAGCTATCCCAGTCTACGCTTGATGCTGTAGAGGGGAGGGTATATGTATTAACACCGACTGTCAGTGTTTGTGTATTAGTAACTAAGGCGAAAGGCCATTCTTGTGCTGAATGCAGTAAGTCTCTAATTGAAGAGTTTATTGCATTCTTTGCCAGTTCTTGCACGTTACGAGTGCTACCAAAGTCTGATGAGTCGATAGTAACTTCACCCATTCGTCTGAGTAATTCATTAGTAAGTGAAAGATATGTTGACATATTTATAAGTAAAGATAGGGAAGAGCAATGAAGCCCCTCCCTAATTTAAAAGGCTATTAAGCCAGTT